CCTCGCGCCGAGCGCGGCTCTCCGCGGCGGCGTCGGCTTTCGCGCGGTCCTTGCCGATCGCCGCCTGCTGCTCCTCCGTGATCGCGATCGCTGCGATTTCCGTTACCGGATGCGGTTTCGAAACCGCATTCTGAGTTCGACCTTGCTTTTTTACTTTATATTTCTGACCGCGCCGCGGTTTCGAAACCGCACTGAGATCCTTTCGAATCGTGCTCTCGTCGACACCCGCCACCTTCGCGATCTCTCGGTTCGATAAGCCAGCCGCCTTCGCAGCAGCGAGGACGTCGTATTGTTCGGCGACCGCGAGCTGAATGTAGTTGCCAAGATATTTCTTGAGCCATTGCTCGTTGGTCAGGCCCAGTGCTTTCGGCACGCCGAGGGCCTTGAGGCTCGCGATCGTGCGCCACGCGCCAGAGGTCGATTGGCCGACCGCTTGGGTCAGTTCTTCCGCGAGCGCCTTGTTCATCAGCGCAGTTCCTTCTCGAGCCAGCGCGCCTCTTCCCAGGCCGGCAAGATGGCGTAGGCGGTGCGCCGCGGGTAGCCGCGCCAATCGTTCCGCGCGCGGGCGTCGCGCCATTGGTCGAGCGCGTACTCGCACTTTTTTTCGGCCAGGAACATGGCGTCCGGGTTGAGCGCGATCACGCTGACGGCGTACGGCGCATAGGTTTCTTGCACGCAGAACCGGAACGCGGCCGGATCGTCGAGACGTTCGCCGGTGATCGCGCGCAGGCCGCGCAGGTACCACGCGGCTTGCAGATCGTACCCGGCGCTGAACATGGTCCGTGCCCACGTGTCAGGGTTGGCGCTGGCACTGGTGGTTTTGTAGTCGTCGATCGCGTACGGGTCGGTGCGAATCCAGTCGAGGCGCGCGCGGCACCACACGTCGTCCTCGCGCCAGATCACGGTTTGTTCGGCCTCGCCATTGGTGAACATCAGGCCGCCGCCGTCGGTATGGTCGTGCAGCTGCCCGCGCAACGCGGCGACCATCGCGATCACGTCCTGGTGGACGTGCGCCAGCAAGGGCGTTTTGCCGGCGGCGCGGGCGGCGTCGCGTTGGTCCTTGGCCGCCTTCGTGCGCCAGTCGGGCGCGTCGATGATCGCGATGGTGTCGCGCCCTTCGAGCACGAGCGCGTGCGCGGCCGTGCCGATGTCGAAGTGATCGCCGTTCTCGGGTTCAGCGGCCGGGTTCAGGCGCGGGTGGGCGTGGTGGGCGTGCAGGGCTGAGGAGAAGCAGAGCATTTTGGCGATCGAGCTCGAGAGCGACGGTTCCGGGCAGGGATCGGCATGGTAGTCGACCGCGGGGATCGTGTAGATACCAGGGCGATCGATCGTGGTCATGCCGTCACACTCCTATTGGTGAGCGCGGCCATCAGGCACGGCGGCATGTTGGAACTCTTCGCCCCATCGACGATCTTGACGTCGGCGCCGTCGCGCAGCGCTGCCCACGTCGCGACTGCTCGCCGTTCGAAGTCCGACCAACTCGCAATGACGTGTGGCGTGATGTCGACACCGATCGCTTTCAACGTCTCGTGCAGGCTGGTGTAGCCGACCCACGTCGAGACGCTGTGCTCCGCGCGCGCGAGCGCTTGGGCGAAGTCCTCGATGTCTCGCTTATAGCAGCCATGCCTCGTGACGATGTCCGCAAACTCTTCCAGGTCATGCTTCCGGACCCGATAGCAAGTGCGGCCACGCTCGTCGACTTTGATCGTGCCCTGCTCGTCGTAGACGCAGGCCGCGTGCATCAACTCGTGATCCAGGAGCGCCTGGCGCTGGGCATCGGTGACGCGCCCGTTCTGCCAAAAGTCCTGATTTAGGAGGATGACAAAGTCGTACGGCGCCAGCTCACGATCGAGGTCTGTGGCCTTCTTACACTTGCCGAGCGTCAGCCGGCCGTCGACGTCGGCCTTCCACGATGTCGCCCAGGCGAGCGCGATCCGCACGTTGGTCTGACTCAGATCCTCGTGGTGAGCGTCGACGAGCATGTAGAGGCGCTCGTACATCGGTCTCCCGATCTCGCTGTGCGGCGGAATCAGCACATAGGACACGCTCTTGGGCGCGCCCGCCTTCTTGGGTCGTCTCGTCGGCATGGGTCACCTTTCCGGTCGGCGCCTCGCGCAGTACCAGCAGCGGCGGATCCCGTCGCGGCCTTTCATCGTGAAATCGTGCGAGCCGTGCGTCGGGCAGTCGCCGGTGTTCGACGGCGGCGGTTCGTTCGGCCGCTCGTTGGCCAGCCGTTCCTGCTCGCGCATGAACGACTCTTGTTGATGAAGGCGATCGGCGTGCTTACCCATCGCGCCGCTCCCGCACGTGGGCCTGGCGCCAGTGGTCCGAGACCTGGTCGGGGCGGTCCTGCGCGCCGTGCACCAGCAGGAACGCGACCAGGCCGACGCCCGCGACGGCGATCAGCATCGCGATCGCCATCAACATCACCGGGCCCCTCGCTTGCGGCCGAAGACCAGTGACGGCCGGCCCCATTCGCCGGTGAGATAGCGATCGATCGGCTCGGCCCGATACCGGGGCCGCCGGCCGATCCGCGGATGGAGCTCCTCGAGGAACGGCAGCGCGCCGGCTTTGCGCTGGCGCGCGAACGTGCGCCGCGACAACTGCAACCGCTCGAGGATCTGGGCGACGGTGTAGCAGCGGGTGTCGCTCATGCGATTTTCCGTTTCTGTGTGTGCTCGATGGCCTTGGCGACCATGCCGGGGGTGGTGTCGAGGGCCTCGGCCAGGGCCGAGATGGTGGACCAGCGCGGATCGCGGACCTTGCCGAGTTCGAGTTGACTGATGGTGGTCTGCTCGACCCCCGTCAGTTTGGCCAGCCGGTACTGCGTGATGCCCGCGCGCTCCCGGAGTTGCCGGAAATTCATTCCGGGAACTCTAGAAAAAATTCTCGCCCGGGTCAAGGAATTTAACTCTATGTTAGAATTTTATTCCAACCACGATATCTTGGGGGGAACGCGTGCGTGCAACGCTAGAAGAAACTTTCTATACTGTAGACGTGACCTCAGCGGAGATGCTGTTGGCCGTAGGGCTGGTCCTGCAGCGCGAGCGGCTCAATCGAAAGTGGACCCTGATGGACGTCCAACGTCACGGCGGGCCGAGCTACAAGACGGTTCAGACAATCGAGGAAGGGACGCCCGGCGCATTCGAGAGCCTGGATAAATGCGCACGCGCCCTCGGACTCGAGATCGTCGACGTCTTGAATTCAGTCCTCGAGTCGCGAGTGAAACCGCTGACACCAGAGGCCGCGATGATCGTGCGGGTCTTTAACGAGACGACCGTCGATGGGCGGACCGCATTCGTGGCGCTGGCAAATGCGGCGAAGGCGCTCGTGGCCGCCGAGGGGACGGGGCCGTCGAAACCGGCCGGGGAGACAACGCCACCAACGCCGCGTCCACCGCGGCCTGCCCTGAAGGCAACAAGGCGTCGTACTTCGCGGTAAGCCAGCGGTGCTTCTCGACGATGGGTGCCAATGATGCCGACGCCATGTGATCGACGCCTCCTTGAACGAAGCATCAGACGTTACGCCCGAAGAGCGAACTCCTTCAATAGGAATTTTCTCTCGATGACACCACGTGCAATACGGTCGAGACTAAACCCGGCACAATGCACAGGGCGACCCTGCGCAAACATATTGAAAACCGAGGGCGAACAGATCCGCGCGCTGCGCGCCCGTCTAGATGGGGACACGCAGTGAGACGACGACGGCAAGAAATCGGCATTCGACGCAAGGGCGAGGGCTGGCAGGCGTACATCGACGTCGACGGTGAGTTTCGATCGCAGCAATTTCCGATCGACACGCCGGTCGTCGAGATGCGCGCCTGGCGTGATGCGCAGGCCGGGACCGCTCGCGCCCCGTTCACCGCGGGATCATTCGCGGCTGATGTCGCAACCTATCTGCGGCGCCCCGAGATCGCGGCCATGCCGACGATCGATGAACGCACGCGCCATCTGCAGCTCTGGATCGACGCCCTCGGGGGCGACCGCGACCGCTCGCGCTACACGGTCACGCGCGCCGAGGTCGAGGCCGTCCTGCAACGCTGGCTCGCCGCCGGCCTCGCCCAGCCGACCGTCTACCACCGGCGCACCGCGCTCGGCTCGTTCTACGTCACGATGAATGGCGACACCCCCGGGCACAATCCTGTCACCGGCACGACGCGCCCCGATCACTATCGGCCCGTGGATCGGTCGGTGCCGTTCGCCACGCTCGAGCGCATTCTCGCGGCGATGCCGGCCGAGCGCCGGATCGCGAAAGGGATCCGTCAGCCGTCGTTCGGGCGGTTACGCGCGGCGGTCATCCTCCATACGGGCATTCCCCCGGCCGAGTTGATGAAACTCGGCGCGCAGCATTTCGATCGCGTCGCGGCGATCGTGAAGATGCCATGGCGCGACAAGGGCGGCGGCACGCCCGCACATACGCGCCAGCTCTCGCCGGAGGGCGTCGCCGCGTTCGTCGCGCTCGACGCCGCCGGCGCCTGGGGGCCCTTCGCGGCCGAGCGCCTGTCGACCTCGTTCAAGCGGGCGGCGCGGCGGGTGTGCGGACCCGATACCCCGATCCGCCTCTACGATCTGCGCCACAGTCTCGGCGCCGATACCTATCGCACGACCCACGATCTGGCGACCGTCGGGCGTCTACTCGGTCACGTCGAGGGATCGATCGTGACGCAACGCTACGCGATGGGCGCCCATGCGGACGTCGATCGCGCCGCCCTGGCGAAGCTGACGGCCGCGCGGGCCGTCCAGACCGCCCCCACCACCGCGCGAACCTTGCCCGCTAAACCTGCCCGACGCCGTAAACGTCAGCCCAAACTGCTGTTAGCTGACGGGTCATAGCCTTCCCAAGCCTCGGACACGGGTTCGATCCCCGTAGCCCGCTCCACCTCGAAATTCCCAGAACATTCAATAATTTGCACCAAAATAATGCAATTTGGCTGTTCGAAACCCAAGGCCACGACAGGCCACAACGGGCCGAAATGTGCCCTTGGGGCAACCTAACCTTGCCCAGGAACTTGCCCAGAGTTGCATAATGTTGTCTGAGAGTTGCATAATGTTGAACACGACAGGAGCACCCATGCAACGAACAGATCCCCGAGTTGGCATTCGACGGTATCGCCACGGCTGGCAAGCGTACGTCCGCGTCGATGGACGGCTGGTCAGCCGAACCTTTCCACGGACGACCACGCGCGAGGAGATGCAAGCCTGGCGGCGCAGCCAACGGCCCGAGCCGTCCGCGCCGTCCTCGTCGACGGTCCCGGTCCACGAGTTGAGCGACCCGCAAAAGATGGCCATCGTGACCATCGTGCAGGAGGCCATCCGTGATCAGGCCACCGGCAAAGGGCCGATCCTGCAGGGCGTCCGCGCGCGACTCTTTCCCGAGGCACCATTGTGAAAAACTGTCCCTACTGCGCGGAAGCGATCCAGGACGCGGCGATCGTCTGCAAACATTGCGGCCGCGACGTGAAAGGCGCGAACGTCGGCGCCGTGACCGTCCGACCACAGTCGAGCGGGTGGCTGCGCGTATTCGCGCTCGTGGCCGTCGTGAGCCTCATCGCGATCACCGGCATGGTCGTCCTCGGGTTCGTGGCGTTCCAGCTGAGGCCGAGTCTCCAGAACCGACGCGTCAGCGGCGAATGCCAATTGTCGGGCGAGGCGATCGCCATCCCGCACGAGGCGCGCGTCGGCGGTGACACGCTCGCGATCACGAATCGCGACACCGCATCGTGGGACAACGCCGAGCTCCGTATTTTCGGCACCACCACCATCGGCGCCCACAAGGAACCCGCCGGCGTGTACACGCTCCATCGAGACCTCGCGCCAGGCGTGACGAGGGGGATTGCTCTGAGCGATTTTCAGGCGGCCGATGGATCGCGATGGGTGCCGTTGACGATGCACGCCGAGGGCATGGGGATCACCGCCACACTGCGCGGCGAGCACTGCGAAGTCGAGCTCTCGGTCCATACGCCTTGACGGCCTCGCCGCCGATCGCGCGTCCTGCGGCCGCCTGACGCGCCGGGCGGGCCGTCTAGGGCCCGCGTCGCGCGCCGCGGCCGACCAGCAGCAGGGCCACCAGCGCGACCACGAGCAGCACGCCCGGCGTCAGCATGACGGCGCGGTCAGATCGACCGGCCTTGCAGCAGCCGCACGACGACGAGCACGACCACGATCAGCAGGAGGACGTGAATCAGCGACCCGCCCACCGGCACGACGAACCCGCCGAGCAGCCACAGCACCAGCAGCACGACGATGAGCACTTCGAGCACGCCCATGACGCCCCTCCTTGGGTTCCGGCCACGGGCCGGGCGAGCGCGGGAAACACCGCGCCGCCCCGGCGGAATTGTCGGGCCGCGGCGCGCACCAACACCGCACGCCCGCCCGACCCGTCGTCAGCTCTCTTTCGGCTGGGCCGGCGGCGGTTGGGTCGGCGGCGGCTCGGTGATCGGATGCGTGGGGTGCGCGCCACCGTCGTCGGGACGCGTGGGCCCACCCGGGCGATCCGGCTTGGGGTCGTGGCCGGGTTTGTCGTGGTCGGGTTTGCGATCAGTCATGGGATCCGTCCTCTCCTTCGGGTGAACCCGATCGGGTCGTCGAGCGTTTAGCACGCCACGCGGAACGCATGCACCACCGGTCTCCATTCGCCCTGCCACTCCGCGTGGATCTCGCTCACGAACAGCGTCTGACTGGCCGGTTCCCACCACGCGCCCCCGAACGTGCAAATGCCGTGCGCCACCAGCTGCGGAAACGGCGGGCCGTCGTGGGCCACCTGATGCAAATTGACGGCATCGGTCGTCGGTGGCAACAGAATCGGTGAACACGTGCCCTGCGCCACCGTGGCCAAGTCGTCGGCCGCGTAGATGAACAGGGCGGACGCCATCGTGGTGACACCGGGACCGGTCGCGCTGTAGCCGTACCGGCTATCATTCTGGCCGTGGGCGCACATCTTTCGGACCCCATAGTCCTGCGCGGGGCCGTACCACACGTGGCACCGACCCAGATCCCCATACTCGGCCGCATGGTCGGCCAGGGTCTTTGCCATCTGACCAATCAGCACCAATCCCTGCTTGGCCGGACCCGACACAAACGCGCCCGCGGAAATCACATCGACTGAGGTGAACGTCGTAAACGGTCCGTACGACACGCCGCACAATTCCCCGTTCACCGTGCACCCCGAACCGTCCTGCACGGGATTGTTCTGTGGCTCCGCGCCTTTCGAGTCAAACTCGCCGTAGTGCGTCCAGCCGCATTCGTCGACATCGTCCGTGCGCGGCTGGCGGTGATCGATGTCCGTGTGGATCAAGTTCGTGGTGGGGATCGTGACGTGTGCCGGATCGGCCGGACTATCCGGTGGCGTGCCTGCCGGCGGGAGGTCGAAGGCTGAGAAGTAAGGCCCCCAGGGTGAGGTCGCATTGCCGGATCCAATCGGAGCACCTGCGCCCAGCCGCATACCGCCCAGCAGGGCCTGGAGCGACTCCGGGAGGGCCACCAGATAGCCGCCGACGCGCATCGAATGACAGGCCAGCCGCCACGGACCGTCCGCACGTGGGCCCTCTGGCAACAGCTGCGAGGCGCCGAGACACGGATCGTGCGAACCCGCCACGTTGTATTGGTCCATGTAGGTCCAGCACAGCCGCGCGCTCTGGGGATCCCATAAGAGCCCCTTGATCGGCAGTGAATTGCCTGCGGTGGACACGCGCATACCACACGTCACGTCGCCCCAGGACGTGACCAGCGTGCACCGTGTGCCGACACCGGTCCATGCGACTTCGTACACCGGATCCATCCACCCCGTCTCCGCTTGTGCGCCCGTGATGAAGAGATGAATCTGCCCATCGACGACACGGCCCGACAGGGCCCCCGTCGAATACCCGAACCGGGTTTGTCCGCTGATGTCGAGCGGCAACGTGGCCGATCCTAAGTAGGTGAAATCATCCGGCGTGATCACGGGGTGCGTCGTGGGCGGCGGGATCGGCTCGGGCGGCACGACGCCGGCGAGCTGCGCCGCCGTCGCCCGCGCCATGCGGATCGCCTGGTCGATGGCGAGCGCCTCGTCCATGTCCGGGTTCGCGGCCATCAGGCCCCCGAGGACGTGGCCGGTCAGCGCGGCGAGCGTGGGATCGACCTCGCGCGCAGCGAGGAGGCGATCGAGTTCGCGCAGCACGTCACGCGGCGTTTGCACGGGGGGCCTCCGGGGCGTCGGGGATCGTGATCGTCAGCGTGTCGTCGTCGAGCGTGAACGTCGGGGCCGTCGGGTCGAACCCGAGCGCGGCGAGTTGCGCGTTTTGTTTTTTGTGCGCGGTCGCGAGTTCGGCCCGCGCCTGGAGCGCGAGCACCTCGCACCGCGACGCCTCGCTGCAGATCGCGCGCAGCTTCCAATAGTCGACCGCCTCGAGCGTGCGCGTCATTCGATGACGCCCGCCAGCTTGTTCCAATCCGTATGCAATTGCGATTCGAGATCGGGATCGCCCGCCGCCGTGACCGTCGCGCCAACCTCGAAACTGTACGACGTCTCGAACCCGAACACGTTCGGCCGGTTGACGAAACTCGGCGCGAGTTGCTGCGCCGTTTGCGCGGGGCTGTTGTTCACGCGTTGCGCGTACGCGGCGCGCTCGGCATGGTGCAACGTCGACGGATCCTCTTCGAGGACTTCCCAGGCGACTTTCGCGAGCGCGTTTTGGACGCGCACGACAAACGTCCGATCGCTCGCGAGGGCCTGTTGGGTAAACGCATCGTTCATGGTGTCCTTATCCTTTCAGGGTCGCGAACGCCGCGCGCAACGCGGCGAGTTCGGCGTCGTGTTGTTGCCAGCCCGCAATCAAGTCGGGCACGAATTTGCTGTAATCCGTCATCCAGGGCGAGGCGAGATCGCCGCCGTCGGTGCGGTCGTCGGTCCCTTTCGAGACGGCGCGCGGGAACACATCGTACGCTTCTTGGGCGAACACGCCGCGATCGCGGCGGCCGTCGGCCGTCCACGTGAAATCGTGGACGATGACGCCGCGCAACGCACTCAGATCTGTCACGCGGCCCTTGTCGGTTTTCAGACGCGCGTCCGACGACGTGGAGTAGGCGACGGTCGTCGCGCCCGTTTGCCCGATATTGCCCGCGAGCGCCCCCACGCTGTTATAAAAGAGCATGAACAACGTCGAATTTGACGGGTTCATGTTTTGCATTCCGATACCGTTTCCAGTAGCTAGCGACAGACTTAACAACCCCGCACCGATGGGGCCCGTCGTATTGATCACTACCTCGCCCGTCGGCATGATCCGCATCCGTTCGACGCCCGCCGTGAACGAACGGATCGCCGCAGCGGAGTTCATTACCAATCCGCCCGCCCCGCCCGCGTACAGTAACGATCCGTTCGCGACTTGAAACGGGGCCCCGCTGAAGTTCGACGCATACGACGCCAACATGGTGAGAAATGGATCGGTGTCATTCCCGACGCCGATCCGTGTCTGACTGCCCGATCCGGCGGCCGTGTTGCGAACGATGAAATCCATCGCCCCCGCCCCACTCGCCCCAATCGTGTGAGCCCCAATCGCGGTTACGGTCAGCACGCCGTTGATCGATTGATTGCCGGTGAAGGTATTCCCGCCCGACAGTTGCGCGAGTTGCGCGAGCGCGGCGTCGATCTGGTTGTAGATCGTCGTTTTTTCCGCGTTGTTGATCACGGTCCCGCTCGTCCCGGTCCCGTCGTCGTCGATCCATGCCGTGCGCGTGATTGTGACTGCCATTAGGCGGCCGCCTCTCGGATAACGCGGAGTAATTCCTCGAACGTAAACCGGACGCTGGACGCCTCGACGGTGTAGGTCGGCGGGAGATGCGGGACGCCGAACTGCTGAACCGTGACGCGCTGAATGAGAAAATCCCCGCGCAGGTTGATCGGCGGCCCGAGGTTGATGGTCACGGTCGCGCCCGCGCGCGTATTGAGATCGCGACACGTGTAGTGCACGGTGATGATCCCGACCTTGCCGTCGGCGTCCCGTTCGGCGAGCTGCGCCAGGCGGGCGCGGGCGCGCGCGTGCGCCTCGGTCGCCGACAGGCGCCGATCTTGGATCTCGTCCTCGACAATCCCATCGGCCCCGCCGCCGAGTTGCGCCGCGAGCGCGGTTTGCGCCGCGACGTCGTCCTCCTGCACAAACAGATCGACGGGGTCGCCTTTGACGATCGCGACCCGGATCGCGCCGACGCCGGTCGCGGGAATGCCGCGGATCGTCGGGGCCGCCGCGATCGTCGTGTTGTACGACAGAGGCGAGGCGACCGATCCCGGGCCCGACGCCGGGACGCCGGTGAGGGTGTTGCCCGCGATCCCCGTGTAGCGGATGACTTGCGACCCGGCGACCGCCCAGCCGCCCGCCGCCGAGAACGCCGCGAGACTCGCACACGGGACCGTCGGCGAGCCCGCCAGGACGTTGCCCGACGGTTGGACGAGGGTCGACGTGTCCGACGTCGGGGCGTTGGCGCCGAGGACGGCGTCGGCCGCCGTGTCGACCCAGGTCGTATCGACGTTGTTCGCGATCGTGGTGAGGACGCGCAATTGCGAGAGGTTCGCGGCCGTGCGATAGAGGACGCGCGTCGTCACCGTCGAGGCCCCGACGGGGATCCCCGAGAGGTTCACCTGGGCCGCCGTCGCCGTGTTCGTCGCGGGGGCCGCTGCGCCGAGACTCGCGTCGGGCGTCGTGTCGAGGTACGTCGTCGCGACGTTGTCGAGCGTCGCGAGGAGAAACAAGCCAGAGTTGCCGATCTTCGTGCGATAGAGTTTGCGCGCCGTCACGACGGATCCGCCGATCGGGATCGCACTCAAGGGGATCTGTTGGAGGTACGCCGTATTCGTCGAGGGCGGCGCGGCCCCCAGGGCGGCATTGGCTTTCGTGTCGGTGTAGGTTGTCGACGCATTGTTCGCGATCGTGTCGAGGTAGCGCAGGCCGACGCCGCCCGACCGGCGATAGAGCTTGCGCGCCGTCACGGCGGCCGCCCCTTTGGGAATGGTATCCAGGGCGAGCGCGACCGTCCCGAGGGCCGTATTCGACCCCGGCGCGCCCGCGCCGAGGGCGGCGTCGCTCAGGGCGTCGCTGTAACTCGTCGCCGTGTTGTTGTTCAACGTGACGACGAGGCGCATCGTGCCCGTGCCCGTCAGCGAGCGATAGAGTTTGCGCGCGATCACGTTCGCCGATCCGCGCGGAATGTTTTGGATCGGGACCGTGTGATTCGGACTCGTGGAATTCGCCGACGGCGGCGCGGCTCCTGCCGTGTCGTACGCGTCAATCAGGGGCGCGCACAGGCCGCCCGACGGGTTGTTGTCGACTTGCCCGGCGTACTGCCATTGGTTCGCGACGATCACGTTTCCGGCCTTGGTACTGTTGCGATAGATGTTGACTTTGGTGCAGCGGGCATCCGTCGTGCCGTACGGCCGTACCTCGGTGTACTTCGTCCCGCCGCCCGGGTACGCGGGGATCATGGAATTCGGCGAGACGAGCGTTTCGCCCGTCGCCGTGACCCACGTGTACACGTAAAAGAGCGTCCCGCCCGGGTCCAGCCATGCGGATCCACCTGACCCACTCACGATCAAATTCGGCCCGCTGGGCGGATCGGGGACGTTGTCGGTCCCGACGGTCGCGGCGGCGACGGGCCCGAGCGTCGTTTCGCCGGTCGCCGTCACGAATGAGACGCCCCACGAATGACTCCCATTGGGCACGGCCCCGCCACTCGTCGGCGCGCCAAACGTCGGCGCGGTCGCGGGCGGGTTGATCGGCGTGTTGCCCGTCGTCGCGCTCCCGCCGATCGGCCCGGGCGTCGTCTCGCCCGCCGCCGTCACAAACGACACGGCGTAGTCATGCGTCCCGAAATCGGGGCCCGCCCCCTCGGCCCCGAGCGTCACGTTGGGCCCCGCCGGCGGCGGCGGCGTGACATCGGTCGCCCCCGTGACGCGCGGCCCGGGCGTCGTTTCCCCGGTCGACACGATAAACGTCACGGCATAGTCGTGCGCGCCGAGGTCGGGGCCCGGGCCCGCGATCGTGGGCGGCCCGGCGACGGGCGCGGCGGCAGGCGGCGCAAAGACGCCGACCTGCACGGTGGCGACGGGCGAGGGAATCGTTTCCCCCGCCGCCGTGCGGTACGTCACGGCATAGTTATGCGCGCCCGGCGTGACGCCCGCGCCGGGCACGACGAGCGCGTTAAGGGCCGAAATCGGGGCCGCGCCCGGCCCGACGAGCGATCCCCCGCCGCCGAGATCGACGCTGGCGTACTGCACGCGTTGGGGCCCGGCCAGGACGGTACCGCCCGTCGGCGGGTACCACACGGCCGTGTCGACGGGAATCATCGTCGCGCCCGGGGCAATCGCCTCGAGCGCGTTGGATCCGCCCGCGTCGACATACACGCGCGTCACGACTTGCGAGAGGTCGCGGTCCCAGGTGATCCCCGCCATCGACGGATGGACGGCGTTGACGATCGTCGGCGGCGCGGACGCCGTGTCGATGAAAAACAACCGCACAACTTTGGTGTAGTCGCACTGCCAATCGCCGCCGACGCGCGTCACGAGCTGCCCGATCGCGTTGTCGAGGTTCTGCTCGGTAAACGTGATCTCGTCGATTCGTGCGGCGGCGATATCGGCCGCGACCTGCAACGTATAGCCGGCGGGCGCGCGCGTCATCAGCGACGCCGCGATCGCCCCGACGGTGGTTGCCGTGAACTTGTCCGACACCTTGCGCCGCTGCAGGCCCCACTCGTAGTCGATGAGCGCGCAGTCATACACCATGTTCGCCGCGACGGGTTTATCGCCCACGTAGCGGTGGCGGGTACTGAGGATCGTCCCGCCGAACGCGCGGTCCGCGTTGTTTTTCGATCCCAGCGTGATCACGACGTCGGTCCCCTCGACGGGCACCCACCCGTACGCGGTCATCGTGCCGGTCGTCGGCGTACTGCTGACGGCGTCGTTGATCGTGAGCGAATCGATCAACACGCCGACGCCTGGGACCGTGCCGATCGGCACGCCGCCGATCGCGATGAACGCGCGCCCGCTTGTGTAATTCGAGCGCGTCGCGCCAGAGCGCGCGATCTTGGCGATCGCATACAGCGGGACCTTCGTCCCGAGGAGGACCGGCCACCCCGAGCGGGTCGCCTTCGACCGCGCCAGCCCCGATCGCGCAATCGTCAGGGTCATGTGCCGTACGGCAGGCGCATCCCCTGCCCCTTCAGCAACGCGACCTGCGCGTCGCCGACGGCGCGCGCGATCGCGTCCGGCGTGCCGAGCGGGTGCGTGATGTAGATGTTCTGCGTGATGCCCCCGCCGGCGCCGCCGCCAGGCGTCACGAACCCGCTCGCGCCGGGGGTGAAGATTTCCGGCGCCTTGCCGCCGCCGATCAGATACGACGTCCCAGCGACGACCGGCCCGCCGCTGTCGCGCGTCTGCACCGGGGGCGGCGCGAATCCGGTATCGATGTAGAACCCGCCGCGCGCGTTCTGGACGTCGCGCATGTCCTTCTGCATTTGCACGTACGCGCCCGAGTCGTGAAAGCTGGTCAGGCCCGCGATCATCTCGGCGGTGCCGGCGACGACCACGCCCTGGAACTGCTCAAAGGAATCCTTCGCCGCCTTGAAGTGCGTCGTATACGCGGTGCCGATCACGTCGGCGGACTCGGTGGCCGCCGCGGTCGTCGTCTGGATGCCCTGTTGAATCGCGTCCTGCGCCTGGGCGTCGGCGAGGTTGGCCTTGAGGAAGGCAGCCTCGCTCGCCTCGGCCGCTTGTTTCTTCTGAAACTCGGCGAGGACGCGATCATTCGTTGCTTTCAAGGTCAACGCCGTGATCTCTTTGCGCTGGGCGAGTTCGGCCTTCTCGAGATCCGCGGTCTCGGTCAGCGCGGTCGCATAGTCGTGCAGCGAAATCACGACGGCCTTGATCTGCGCGTCGGTCAGCCCCCAGGCCGTGGCCAGATCCTTCTGCGACACCCCGGACGACAACGCAATGGCGATGTCCTGCTGCAACCCTTTGTCGACGGTCGCGAGCGTGTCCTGCCAGGTCACGAGCGAGGCGTTGACCGCGTCGTTGGCTTTCGCCCATTCCTTCGCGGCCTCGGCGTCCTTCTTGATCTGTTCTTCGTGCTCTTTCACGAGGGCGGTCTGGATCGCAAACCCGGCGGTGATGTCTTGATTCGACATCACTTTTGCCATTTGCTCGACCAATTTTGGCAGTTTCGCCTCGGCCAAGGTCGTCATCTTCGTCAGTTCTTGCAAGCTGCCGGCGAAGAAATTGATCCCGTTGACCGCGTCGGCCGTCACGTGATCGATGAGGCCGAAATCCGCGATCAGATCCGGCAACGTTTTGTGCGCGTTCGTCGCGGCGGTATCGGCGTCCTTGGTCGCCGCGACCATCTGATTCAGGGCGGCCGTCACGAGCGGGTCTTCGAGGATGATCTTCCCGAGCGCCTCCTTCACGTTGTCCCACGCGTTAGCCGCCTGTGCGACTCGGCCCGAGTAGGTCTCGATCGCGGCGGCCGCCTGGCCGCCAAACTTCTCGTTGATGACATCGAGCACGGCCGCGAACCCGCGCGAACTGACGTCGGCCGCATCGACCGTGATGCCGTACCGCCCGAGCGCCGTCGTATGGCCCTCGGCGGCCTTGGCGACGAGCATCGTCGCCTGTTGCAAATCGATCCCGAGGCCCGAGGCGAGATCGGTCGAGGCCTTCAGCGCCGCCTGCATCTGGCTGGGCATGATGTTGCCGACCAGCGTCAGCAGCGACTCCATCGCCTGAATGTCTTCGTCGGCGTACTTGGTCGTCGACTGGAACGTCGTCGCGAGCGCGTTGTACTGCTCGATCACCGGCGCCGTCGCCAGGCCATGCGTCCGCAGCGCCGCGGTGAGCTTGACGGTCGCGTCTTCCTGTTTGCTGTACGCCGCCACGGACTCGCTGACAAATTCCGTGAGCGTGTGAAATGCTTCCGACGTGGCCCCGACGATCGCATCGGCCGACACCATGCCGGTCATGGTCTCGACAATCCGTTGGCTGAGCCCGCCGAACGCCTTGGCGCTGTCCTCGACAGGCGCCGGGACTTTCGCCATCTGCGCGGCGGCCTGGTCGGCGCCCTGGCCCATCGTCTTCAGGGCGGCGGTCGAATCGGCGGCCTCTTTCTGGAAGGCGCTGAAATCCGCGAGGAGCGTGCCGGTCAGCGCCATCAGCGATCCGCCTCGGCCTGGTTCAGGTGATCGACGAGCACGTCATAGACGGCACGCGGGAGCGCGTCCACCCACTCGTAGCGCCACCCGCCCATCGCGCGGCAGATATTCATGGTGGAGAGGACCCGGGTGCGGAATCGGGTATCTTTTTTTTTGCCTCGAGGGCCGCGTCGGCGGCGGCCTCGTGTTTGTCGAGGGCCGTCGTGATCTCGCGCATCTTCGCGACCTTGAGCGACCGGAGGGTCGAGCGCCGCACGTCCTCGGGCATGTCGAGGTCGTACGGAATCGGCGTATCGCCGACGCCCGTCAGCGACCACGCGACGAGATAGGCCAGCGGTTTCGCAAACGGTTTCCGTTCGCTCATGGCGATCAGCATGTCGTAGTACTCGCCGGCGTTGAGTTCCTTCGTGACGTCGAGATAGTCGCCATTCGACAGCGCGAGGCGCACGGTCTCCGGGACGACGATCGAGCAGCGATCCATCTATGTCACCAGGGACTGCGGCGGTCCGAGGGTCGCGGTCAGGCGACCCTCGTCGCGCGCCAGGGTTTTGATCGGAAACCGCCATTCGCCCTTCGCGTGCTTCGCGGTGAACACGAGCGGCGTTTGCGCCATTTTGAACGGGTCGGCCAGGACGACCGTCGCGGTCAGCGTCCACGCGGTCAGCGTCTTGTCGGTGGGCGTGACCGCATACCCGTGGATCGCCGCGGCGGTGTAGTGCCCCCATTTGATCGACCCGATTACGCCCGACAGCACGGCGCCTCGTTTACGGGTGCGTCCACGGGCCCGCGGCGACGAAGGCGCCGCTGATCGTGACCGCGCCGTTGGCCGGCACCGAGATCTTGCCGTCGAGGAGGCCGCGCCCCGAGAACTTCGGCGGCGTGGTGCCGAGGCTGGTCGGGAACAGGTCCAGCCACGGCGCGACCGTGCCGAAGATGACCGAGAAGATCACCAGCCCATCGACCGGATCGTACATGCCGCCGAAGGTGCCTTTGAGGTCCGGCAACCCGTCGACATAGACCTGGTTCGTGTCGCCGAAGCACGTCACCTTGACGTGATCCTTCGCCATGTCGAGGTCCCATTTATCGAGCGAGGCGACCAGGACCGATGCGACCCCCCCGACGCCCGTGGGGTCCATTTTGATCTGCCCGCTTTTACCGTGAATGCGATCGATCGCTGCCATAGCGTGGTCCTCGAGGTTGCGGGTTTACGTGACGAGCGGGGCGACCATGACGTGCAAGTGACCGCCGCACCGGTTCCAGCGAATCGACGGATCGATGTCGTCGACTTCGACGGTCTCGATCTCCTCCTCGAACTGCGTGAGCATCGCGCCGTAGTCCGCGATCGCCAGGTCGGCATCGGTCAGCAGGGTCGCGATCCGCGCGAAGGCGCTCTCGACGTCGGTGCCGGTCGTCATCAGCGCCCGCGCCTCGACGAGGTAGACCGTGTCCTTGAACCCGGGGCCGCCGAAGATCGGCACGTCGGCCGCCGAGACGAGCTGCACGATCCCGAAGCGCGTCGCGCCCGGCGGCGCCTCGGCGAACCACACGCCGTCGGGCAGGATCACGCGCAACGCGGCATCCTGCTGCAACACCTGCAGCAGCGCGATCGTGATCGTGGCGACGTTAAGCACCGCCCGTCACCTGCAGCCCCATGGCCTCGAGCACGCGCGGGATCGGCCCCGCATAGACGCCGCGGCGCGCGCGGATCAGCGTGGCGGTAAACAACGGGTTCGCCGGCATCGAGCCGCGGAACGCGCCGATCGCGGTATGCCGCGCCTGGCTACCGCGCTCGAACACCGCGGCGTGGGGCGACGTGTTGATGACGACCGCCTCGGTGCGCGTGCTGTCGGTGTGCACGACCACCGCCAGGTGATCCTTCAGATTGCCGGTGCGCGTCGGATACCCCGCGTAGATCGTCTGTTTCGCCGCCTGCGCGGCGCCCTCGACCTCGGGCGCGGCCGTCGCGGTGAGATCCTGCGCGAGCGTCGCGAACTGGTCGACGAGCTCCTGGATCCCGGTCCACTGGAACCACACCGACGCGCCGCCCGGCCCGCTCACTCGACCACCTCCGCGCAGACGAGATGCAACTGCACGTGGCGTTCTTCATAGTCGAAGATGCCGAGCACCGAGAGACTGCGCCCGTCATAGAGAAACCGGGTTTTCGTCGTGAGGCCGGTCCGGTACGGGACCGTGACAATGTGCGTCGCCATCGAGATCGTCGTGCCGGCGGTGATCTGCTCGAGCGAGGCCTGCGACGCCGGCGTGATGCGCGCGAACTCGGGCGGCGGCAAATCGATCCACGACTGCGTGTAGCCGGTGCCGTCGGGGATCGGCGGGCCGGGTTTCTGAAACAGCCCCTGGTGCAGCCGTTGCCCGCTCGAGACGTAGGCCGCGGTGGTCGGACTCATGCGATCCCCGGATCGTGATAGGCGCGCAGCAGTTCACGGACGAGCACGTGGAGCTCCTCGGGGTCCTGGCGCGCGGGGCCCTCGAGGTCGTCGCCGCGGAACCGATAGAACTCGCCCGCCTGCACCAGAATGGCCGCGACCACGACTTGCGGCACGGTCGTCGCGTCGGTCCAGGTGTCGACGATCGCTTTCGTGCGCGTCGTCGTGCTGCACCAGCCGAGGATCTTCGCCTCGGCCTGGTCGGCCATGCTTTGCACGTCGGCGTCATCCGCGGTCGACGTGATCCGCAGCCGCGCCTTGACCTGGTCGAGCGTCACGAACAGCGCCACGGCTTACCGCCGCCCCTTGTCATAGACCTGTTGCCAGTCGGCCCCCGGCGGCCCCGCAGGGCCGGGCGGCCCGTCCTTCCCGTCCTTGCCATCGCGGCCGCGTTTGACCATCAGCGTCCACGCCTTCGCGCCATCGCCGGGTCGGGTCGCCGTCGTCTCGTTGGCGTGCCACGTCGAGCCCGCCCACGTCACGACGTGGCCGCGGTCGTAGGTCTGCCCCTCGACGAACACGCCGCGATACGCGAGGCCGGGCGTGCCGTCGGCCCCGTCCTTCCCGGGTGGCCCCGGCGCGCCGTCCTGGCCCGGCGGGCCGGGAACCGGCGGCCGCGTCTCCGCCACCGCGACGCGCTCCCGGAGCGGCCCGACGTCGTTGGTCGCCAGGACCACGGCGGCGAGCTGCGTCTCCGCGACCGCCAGGCGCTGCACGAGCTCGCCGTGCACCCGCGTCACGTAGTCGCGGATCACCGGCGCGATCCCGTCGACGATCGCCGCGAGCTCGTCGGCCGTCATGCGGCTAACGCCTTCGTCATGAGATAGCCCGTCTGCGCGGCCATCTGCGTCAGGGGCACCTGGTCGGCCGCCGGCACGGCCATCGGCGCCGGCGTGGGTTTGCTAAACGGGTCCGCGCTGTCACGTTGCGCGAGCGCCTTCAGCGAAAAATATTGCTGCTGCATGTACGGCGTGTCGCCGCCCTCGACGGGCGGCAGGCCGAAGTACCGCTCGCGCGCTTCATCGGGCGACATGGCGCCGGCGCCGATCGCGTCCGCCGCGGCCTTGGTCTTGGTCGCCGTGTCCATCCAGATCAGGTCGTCGATATCAAATTCGGTCCCGTACGGCGTGCTCTCGAGCCCGAGGCCCTCGTCGAGACACGCCTCGAAGTTCGTGATCAGCGACTGAATGCAGAGCGAGTGGTACATCTGCCACTCAGATTCGAGCTGCACCCCGCGCGGCGGTTCGCCGACCCCAATCAGGAATGGCGGCACGTGATAGCAGCTACAAATCGTGGCGGCCGTCCACCCCAACTGCGCGATCAGTTCCGCATCGTGGGCGTTCACCGTCAATTGCGTGTACTTGAGATCGCCCGTGAACGCCGCGACGTTGCCGGCGTTGGGACCGCTGTAGGCCGCTTTCCATTTGGCCGCGAGATCAGCGAGGGCGGCTTCCGTCACGCCGGGCGGCGTGGTGATCATCGCGCTGGGACGGCTGGCATTGGTAAAGAAGGCGGTCGAACTGTTCTGGATCGCCAGCCCCTGCATCGCCGCCGCCGCGCAGGCGTAGATGGGCGACATGCCCACGAGCGGATGGAACAGGCACACCATGCGGTCGTGAATAATTTCGCTCGCCGGCACGATGACCTTGTCGGGCTCGCCGGTCAGCGCCAGGGTGCCGGACAAATTGTCATGTTGGAGCTGGTAGTAGATCCCGCCATCGGGTGTGATGAGCGGCAGACAGCGCAGCGGGTCGAGCACGTAGAGGGCGGTGACGACGCCGCGCGCGTCGCGCTCCTTCAACACGTACGTGTTGCCCCACATCAGCTTCGACGTGATCCACTGCTCGACGAACTTCGTGATCGTCTGGTAGCGGTTCGGTTTACGGAGGACCGGCGAAAAGGCCGGCGAGGTCGTCTCTTCCCACAGGGCGTCGTCGGTCTGCTCGACCAGGCGCAGGGTCAGCTTCCCCATGTCCTGGGCAATCAGGGTGACGCACGCGAACACGGGCGCGTATTGCAGGACCTGGTCGCGGCGGCCTTCGACGTTGACCTGCCAGGCGCCGCTATAGGGTTCGCGCACGACGAGCGGCCACCAGCCGCCGCCGCTGGCCGCGCCAGGACTGTAGGGCGCCGTCAGGCTTTTCGCGGTGAGCTCGAGGCCGCGACCGAACAACTGCAGCCGGACACTCGCCATCAGCGGCCGAGGCCGCCGTGCGGCGGATCGGGGGCGTGGCGGGCCGTCCCGCGCGTCGCCGTCACGGTGAACGTCACCGGGTCGGAGAGGTTGCCGCCCGCGCGGACCTGGATCGGCACGACGCCCTCGGTCGCGGTCGCCATGACGACGTCGGTCGTCACCGCCGTGTCCGAGACGACCGTCGTCGCGCGGTCGGCGCCGTTGGCGACGATCACGCTGTCGGCCGCGAACCCGGTGCCGGTGACCTGCAGCGTGAAGTCCGGCGCGCCGAGCGCTACGGTCGCCGGCGTCAGGCTGGTGATGGTCGGCGGGACGATCGGCGCCTCGGTCCAGCCGTCGATCGAGACGAACCCGATCCCGCGCAGCGTTTCCGCGAGCGCGCGATCGGTGACGGCGTAGGTCTCGCCCTCGAGGTGCTCGACGCCGTTCTCGGTGTGGTAGACGCGGGCGACGACGTCGATCGACTCGCCGGCCGCGCGCTCGGCCACGTGTTTACCGCGCATGTTTCCTCCCGGTGGTGGCCGTCGGGCCGCCGCGCGGCGGCACCGCGTCCACCGCGCACCGCATCGCAAAGCCGGCGACCTCGAGCTGCTCGACGAGCGCGGCCTCGACCGTGATCGTGTCGCCCGCGCGCGGGTACTGGCCGTTCCAGTACCCGTCGCGCAGGACCGTCATCGTGACCGGCATGACTACGCCGTGTAGGTCGCGACCGTGTACTGGACGACGCCAGCGCGCGCCTTTTTCCAGTTGATGAACCGTTCGGCGCGGAGGCCGACGAGGTTCATCTGCCACAACGAGGTGAGCAGCGTCGTCGCGACCGGCGGATTGTCGAGCGTGGAATCCATCTGCAGCGACGCCTCGCGCGACACGTCGATCGTGACGCCGCCATCGTCGGCATAGAGGATCTGGCTCGGTTGCACGAGCGCGACGGTCGTGCCGGCCGACTGCGAGGTGACCGCCTTGTAGCCCATGATCATCCCGCCGCCCTGCGCCATGCCCGGGAACAACGGCTGGCCCAAGGGGTTCAGCGCGTTGGTCAACGCCAGCGCGTTGGTCTCGGACATGATGAGCACCGCGCCCGCACTCGGCAGGTTCAGCGCGGTCATCGCGTTCGCCAACGCCTGGATGTCGGTCCGCGCGTTCGCCGGCGTGGTGCCGGCCGACGTGATCGGCGTCACCCCGTTAGTGACCGAGCCGGGCGACACGCCCGCGACCGGCGCTTTCGCCGGGTTGATGAACTCGCTGTCGAGGAAGGCCGAGATGCCGGCGATCATGTCGCGCCGGATGACTTCCTCGGCCGACGGCGTCGAGGTGCGCGCGAGCTCCTCGGTGATGACGATGATCCCGGCGCACTTCAGGATACCGAGCGTGATCGTCCCGAACTGCAGCGTGCCGACCGGCTTGGGCGCGCCCTGGCCGACCCACGCATACGTGCCGCCGCCGGTCTGCGACGCGACCGAGACGTTGAACGGCACTTTGAAAAACGTGTCGACCTTGCCGAGAATCGTCTGCGGGCGCAGGAGCGCGAGAAAGTCCGACGTCAACGGCGTGATGGGCGCCAGCGGCCCGGCCCAGGTCGCGTCGGTCGTCGTGCCGGCGGCGACCGCCGCCTTCAGCACGAGTTCCACTTCGGGCGTCGAGTCGTGCCACTTCTTCGCGTACTCGACCGCCTGCAGGGTCGACCCCTTCGAGACCGCGAGCGCCTGCACGTAGCGGATAAACGCGGTGCCAGGGGCCAGGTTGCTCTTCACCGAGATCACCGGCACGGTGCCGCGCTGCCGGCTCGCGTCGTCGGGTGTCGCCGCGGTGATCGGGATCGCCTTCGCGACATTGGTCGCCTCGAGGTCCCGGAGGCGCACGAGGTGCGCGTCGATCGCCTTGAGCTCGGCGGCGAGCCCGTCGTATTCGTCCGTCTCGGCCTGGTCGAGCGTCGCGCCGGCCTCGGCCGACTTGGTCATGATCGCGGTCATGCGATCGTGCTTGACGACGCGACTGGTCTCGTAACTCGTGATCTGTTCACTGATCGTTTTCTTGTCCATGGGCGGCGCGCCCTTGTCGACGCGCACGATCGGCAGGGGGTCCCTGTCGCGGGACGGATGACGGCCAGGCGCGGCCAGGTCGAGGGATTTGATCGACTGAATCGTCGCGCCGGCGTTGGCCGGAATCGCGACGAGCGAGAGCTCGAGGATCTCCGTTTTCAGAAACCGGAACCCGCCCGTGTCCTTGTTGAACGCCTCCTCGATCGAGCGGAACCCAATCGAGACGCCGGCCAGGAGGCCGGCCTTGACGCTCTGCCACGCCTCGTCGACGCGGTCGCGCAGGGTGCCCGGGTCGGGCACCGCCGGGAACGTCGCCGTAAACGCGAGGCCGTCGGCGGTCGGCTTCTTGAACGTGACCTGGCCCACGGGCTTTTTCGCGTCGTGATACAGCAGCAGCGGGAGCGGGTTTTTGTAGGTGATGCCGAGCGGTTCGACGACGTCGCCCATGCGATCGGGCTCGGGTGTCGAGGCGATGCCCGCGATCGTCCGCTGGTCGGGGTCGACGGCTTTGATGTGGAGGACGGCGTACGCGCGCGTCAGCGACACGCGGGACAGAATGCGGTCAGCTCAGCGTTTCTGCCGGTCAAAAACTCGCCGCTCGTGGTAGTCGGCGACGAACTCGTTGACGGCCTCGCGCAACAGTCCCGCGATCCCGGTTTGGTTTTCACTGGCGACGCGCCGCAGTTCGAGCCGTTGCGCCGGGGTGACGCGGAGCTCCACGCGCGCCGTCGCAGGGACGTCGGCGATCGGCGGACGACCTGGCGGTCGTTTGCTCATGGCGTCACCCCAGTACGACCATCTGATACGTCGGGGCGGCGGGTTGTACGATCCGGCGCGCGTTGGCCATCACGAGCGCGACCGCCCCGTCGATCTTGTCCTTGGCCGCCTCTTTATCGAGCCGGACTTCCTGGTTGCGTCCGTGCCGCAGGACCGCGTTGTCCATCATCCACGTCAGGATCGCGTGCGACCCGTGCACGATCGCCGTATCGGCGACGAGTTTCGCCACGTTCTGGATCGCTTCGTTCAAGGCAAACCCTTGCGGCGTGTCGACCATCGTCAGGCCCGCCCCCTGCAAGTGCAGCGCGAGGTGCTGCGCAAACCGTTTGTCATAGCCGATCTCCCGCACGCCGTCGCGCCGCGCGTCCTCGAGGATCGTCGCTTCGATGCAATCCAGATCGGTCGTATCGCCCTCGGTGATCTCGAGCAGGCCGGCCCGTTCCCAGTCGGCGTACGGCCGGTGCGGATAGCGGGCGAGCGCGGCACGGGGCAACCAGAACCGCGGCTGCACGGCGACCGTGCCGTCGGCGAGTTCCCAGAGCCGGACCCACGCGGCGAAGTCATCCGTCTGCCCCAGGTCCAGGCCGCCCCAGCACGGCACGTCCCGCAACGTCGCGGCGTCCGGCAGCGGCCGGCGCCCGCTCTCGTGCCACTTCGCCATGTTCCACGCCGAGGTGTGCGCGCTCGTCCACACGCAGAAGTTGAACCGCAGGAGATCCGAGACGGCATCCGCCCGCCCCTTGGCCTGCTGCACGAGCTCGCGCAGGTACTGCCACGAGAGCGACACGCCGAGGTTCGGGTTGGCTTTCAGCCAATGCGGCCCCTCGGTGCGCCAATCGTCGCAGGTCAGGCACTCGGCGTCGGGAAAGTGTCGCCCCTTGTCGAGGCAGGCGGGACAGGGATCGAGCCCGCACACGTACGCGAACCAGTGCACGTCAGCGATCGTGCCCTCGAGCACCTGGCGCGAATATTCGTGATCGTGCCAACACACCGACGTCCGGTCGTACCCGCTGTTGGTCGTCCGCACGATCAACGCGTTGCGCCGGCCTTTGGTGCCGCGGCGCATTTTCGAGACGACGACGGGCGTCGGATGTTCGTGTTCCTCATCGATCAGGCACCCGTGCACGCGTTTGCCGTCGAGGCCGCGTTTTTCCGACGAGATCGGGCGCAGATACGAGCCGGTCTCGAGCACGGCCAGGTTGTTGACTTTCTGATCGACCAGCGCGCGGAGATACGGCGAGGCCTGCACCATTTTTTCCGCGTCGGCGTACGCGAGCTTGGCCTGGTCTTTTCCGACCGCCGCGAAATAGATCTGCGCGCCGCGTTCGCCGTCGGCGACGAGGAGATACAACATCAGGCCGGCGCCGAGCGGCGTCTTGCCGCTGCCTTTCGCCGTTTCGATGAAGGCATCCCGAAACCGCCGATAGCCGCTGATCGTGTACCAGCCGAGCAGCGACCCGACGATGAACTGTTGCCACGGCTGCAGCACGAACGGCGACCCGTCGACCGGCGCCGCCGCCCCGATCGTGTCCGCGGCGGCCGTCTCCTCGGGCAGGCAGAGGATCTGCGCGAAGAACTCGAGCGCCAGGGCGGCCTCGGCCGGGTTCCAGACGAGGCCCGGCGTCTCGAGGTCGCGGAGATGGCGCGCACAGGCCAGGCGCACGAGCCGGCCGGCGAGGATCCGCCCCGCGCCGACGTCCTGCGCGTACTGCGTGATCGGATCCATCAGCGGGTCCGGTGCACGAATTTGTCGAGCGGGTTGGCCGGCTGGGCGGGGGCGGCCTCGAAAATCGGTTTCCCGAACGGGCGCAGGTTGAAGGCGGCCAGCTCCGCGTCGACCCGCTGGATCAGGCCGCGATGACTCGCCCGGCCGCACTCGTCGGCCCGCGCGGCAAACCCCCGCTCGAGCGCGACATTCTGGCAGAGCAGGCGGAAGGCGAACGCCGTCGCGCGCGTCAACGTCCGCGCGGCGAACGCATGCGGGGCCAGATCGAGCCAGATCGCGCGCTCGAGGTCCGATAGGTCCGCCGGGGCCTCAAACCGGTCGATCGGGGCCACCATCGGGGCGTCACCCGCCCCAGGCCCCGGCAGCACCCGCCCCGGACCCCGGAGGGTCCCGGTGATGACCTGTTCCAGGCGCGTCCTGGGCTTTCTGCCGGCCCCGACACGCCGCCCGCCGCTGGACCCCTTTACGCCCGCCATCGTGCGCCCATTTGAATTCTAGAGGCCCTCATTTGATTCCTAGGACCGGTTTGAAACCTCCGCCAAACATGCTCGGGCCGGAGGGTTTCCCGACTTCGGTTGGCATAGTTCTTGGCTACCCCCCCGTCTCTCGATATCGGCGTCTGGCCTCGCTGGCGGTTTTGGCATTGTGGCACTCGACACACAGCGCTTGTGTGTTGGCCTCGACATCGGGTCCGCCTTCCCAGAGCGGGACGATATGGTCGCGGACGGTCGCCACCTCGACGTGACAGCGCACGCAGAACGGTTGCGTGCGGGCGAGCTGGTAGCGGAGCTGCTGCAGGCGCCGGCCGCGCACGCGAGCCAGGCGCGGGCCACGATGCGCCTGGCAACCTGGACGGCCACAGATGGCGCACGCCCGTGGCGGGGCCATCGGCATCAGCGCACCTCCGGTCGACGGTCGCGTGCGCGCTCGGCGAGTTCGGCATACTGCGCCCAGTAGGTCGCGAAGGCGAGTTTGAGCGTGCCGCGGTTCCCGTCATCCGCGCGGCGATAGCACGCCGCCAGGGCTTGGATAAACGAGCCGCCGAACCGTTCCATCGCGTCGAGCACGGGTGCGTCGTCCATTAGCGCCCCGCGCCGTCAGACGCGACGATCACCACCGTGTGCGTCCCGCTGGCGGGGAACGTGTACTCGCCGGCGGCAAACGGCACGAGCACCACGTTGGTGCGGCCCGCACCGGTCGGCGGTTGCAGGTTCATGCGACGCGTGTCACCCGTCGTCGCGAAAAAGCCAATCTGTTCGTACGGGCGCGGTTGGTACCCGTTCATGGGCGACTGCGCGTAGTAGGTCAGGTTGTCGGGGATCTGGCCGGGGTTGAGGATCGGCCCGAGCGTGCAGTAGTCGTGCAGCGCCTCCTTGATCGGCAGGACGTACCACGTGCCCTTGATCAACTCGGCAATCCACAACGTGTGGTTAATCGCGCCTTCCCACCCGGGCGGAATGACGCCGGGCCACGTGTCGCGCCCGTTGAAATTCATCGCGAATCCCTGGTCGTTCTCAATCAACGAGATCGTCGCCATCGACGCGAGGATCGGCAGATGCGCCACCGCAGGGCAATCACCGGACGCGACGATCGCGCCTGACAGGTTGATCGCATCGGCGCTCGAGGGCGGCGGCGTCGGTCCGGGGTCTGGCGGTTCGGGCGTGGGCGGGGCGGCGGCCGCGAACGGGATCAGCGCCAGTGTCACCGTCACGTTCGACGTGCCGTCGAACGGTACGGGGTGACTCGTGCCGTTTTGCGCGGTGGCCTGGACCATGATCGGCGACGCCAGCGGCGGCCCGCTGTAGAAGTTCACCGCGCCGTCGGGACCCGTGCGCCGCGGGTTCGGGTTGATCTCGATCCCGGGTTGCGCCCAGTCGAGCGCGGAGAACGTGTTGATCGTGACGAGTTCATGGGCGACGGGGTGACCGCTTTGCGCGAGGACGACGACGTCGAGGGTGGCCATGTGCGGGTCCTTTCGGGTTGGGATTGGTCCGAGGGGGCGTCGTCGCGCGGATCGCCTCGCGCCGCCAGCGCAGGAGGTCGTGGGCGAGTTGCGCGAGGATTTCGGGGCAGATCCCGCGTTCGAGCGCCTCGACGGTCTCGAGCGCGAGGTCCACGCGATACATGGGCGGCGGATCCGTGCGTCGTCGGGTGGTCATGCGCGACACCGGGCGCACAGCCAGCGATAGGCGTAGACGTCGCGCACGCACGTCAACACGAGCGCGAGGCCGCCGCCGTGGCCGCACAGGTGGCACCGCCGCGGCCGGGTGTCGTGCCGGGTCCTCATCGCAGCGGCAGACTCTGGAGCAACAACACGACGACGACGAGGATCATCGCGACCCACAACGGCGCCTTGTTCACCGCTGCGAACAACGTGACGACGAACGCCGACAACAACAGGAGCAGGGCGATCGTGAGCATGGGCTTAACCTTCCTCTCCGGGTTCCCGGTCGCCGGCGGCGCGCATCCGCCAGTCGGCGAGCGTCGTACGAAACGGCAGGACGGGCGCGACGCGCCGCAGCGGCGTCGGCGTGATCGTGGTTGACCGCTCCACCAGCGCGGGCAAGTCCGGCGGCGCGGGACCCGTGCAGTGCTCACAGCGCCAGCAGTGGATCGGTTTTCCCTTGAGAAACACAAACTCGATTTCGAGGATCGGATCCCCGCGGTGGAGTTCGCGGTTGCACCCGCCACATAACGTCGGGACGGTCACGCGCTGCCAGATCCTCATAGCTGAACCCCGAGGCGCTCGAGGATCGCCGCGGCCTCGGCGCGCGAGAGGCTCCGGTCAGGTTCACGTTCCACGTGATGCGTTTTCCGCGGGAGCGGTGCGCCCGGCAGCGGTCGAGCCGACGCGACAGTACGGTACGCGGCGTTGAGGTCGTCGTTGGTCCACCGAATATGCGCCTTCGCCAGCTTCCACTTGAGCGCGTCGATGAGATCGGCGAGCGAGTCGAAGTGTTCCGCCGCCAGCAGCGTATGCACCACACGTGCGATCGTCGACGCCAGCGTCTTCGGGTGCGTTTTGTTCACAAAGTGGAAAGCGCGCGCGCAGCGCGCTGCTCTAATTGGTTGTAGTAAGACGAACGGTACGAACGCACAGAGACGGGTCCTGGTCCCGGTACGGGATGGGTACGGGATCGCGGGCGCGCGCGCGCGCGCGAGACGTGGAATCCGCGCAGACTCCGCTTGGAATCCACACGGAATTGTCGACGGAAGCAAGGCGGGTGCCGTCATGCTTCCGCCCGTTTCCGCGCACGATCTTCGCGCCGCTTTTTCTTCACGTCCGCCGCTGACGGGTTGAAGTGATCGAAGTCGTGGATCTGAAAGCCGCTCCCGCCGTTCTTGTCCCACAGTCCAGCCTTCACGAGCGCGTCAGCGACGGCGGCCGGATTCGCGACATGACGAAAACTTCTCACCACGGCCATCGGCAAAAACCCATCCGTTAAATGTTTATTCGCCCACATCAAACCGACCGCGTAGAACCCGAGCGCGATCGCCGGCCCGTTCTTGCCGATCACTTCCCCGGCGGCGAAGAGCTTGGCGTGATCGATCAGTTCGTCATCGAGCCGGGACCACATTCAGCCCTACTTGGTCACGGTTTTCAGGGTGGGGCGTTTGGCGACGGCGAGGTCCGCGGCGCTCCGCTGGTTGACGAGCTCCTCGCGGGCGAGCGCCAGCGCCGTGATCTTGTCGTCGATCGCTTTGATCGCTTTGTCGAGCAGGGTCGGTCGTGTACTCATGATCCCTCCGGGTTAGTGCCGCGGGTGCTCGTCGGCGACGTGCGCGTGGAGCAGCAGCTCGAGAAAGTCCGCAATTTCTTCGTCGTCGTCGCCGGTCATGATCGCGGTCCACTCGCACGTCGCGCACCGCGCGATCCCGCGCCGCACGGGCAACAACCCGTCGCCCGGGGCGGTGTCGAGGATCAGATCGCGGAGCGTCATCGGCCCCCTTTGGCGGCGCGCGGGAGTTGCGCCGCGTACGCCTCGCGCAGGATTTTCATGCTGCCCGGCGAGAGCTTGACGCCTTTCAGTTCGCGGCCGATCCGCGTGATCTCCTCTTTCGATTTCGCCTCGGCGATTTTCACGAGCCAGTCGGCCGCGGCATCGTGATCGTCGGGGGCCGCGGCCGTCGGCGCCGGCGGGGTCACGCCGCCCTTCGCCCAGGCCGCGAGCTCGGCGCCGGCCTGTTCGGTGATCGGGCGGTCTGGCGGAAAGATCGCTTTGTGCTGTTCCTGCAGTTTGATCGGCAACGGCACGCCGGGGTGTTCCGCCATCAGCAAAAACGACGCGGTCAATTCAAAGGGCAGGTTTTTTTCGGTGACTGGGATCCAGCCGTTCAGGCCGACCAGCGATTTTTTCTCGACGATCACCGTCTTGCCGTTCTCGCGCACCATCTCGACTTTGGGTTCAGCGCGGAAGCAGAGGATCAGGTGCGCGCGAATCTGGAGGAGCCGTTGCACCATTTGCTTGTGCGCCATCTTGGGTTTGATCCAGCTCGCCATCCGGCACGCCTCGCGCTTCTTCCAGTCGTCGCCAGCCATGCGATCGAGTTCGGCTTCCTCCCAGTCGAGGATCCCGCCTTCGCCGGCCCATTCGTGCGACACCGAATCGACGACGATGACGGGATAGTGCGCGGCGTCGGCCGCGGCGATCGCGTCGGTGTAGGTGTCGGGGCGAAACGGCGGTTTGAGATCGCCGTGATCGAAGCGGAATTGATCGGCGTAGTGTTTCGCGCGGCCGGCTTCCGTGTCGATGACGACAAAGGGTGTGTCGGCGGCGATCCCGTGCGCCAGGCGCATCGCCGTGTAGGTTTTGCCGCTGCCCGTGCCGCCCGAGAGGCCGACGAGCAGCGGCACGTTTTCGCGCACCGCTGGGCGGAAGGTAAACGTCATGAGGTTCTCTTCCAGCCGTTTCCGTGTCGGCGCTGCGAGTCCTCGGGGTCGAGCACGCGAAAGAATTCTTCGTGCGACAGCACCTCGATCCGCTGTTTCGTCCTCACATGCTCCACCGTCTGCGGACCGTCGAAGATCGTTTCGTGTCGTGCTCGTGTACTGGCCGCGATGTGTCCGTGCACAAGCAGCAGCCCTGACCGCTTGTCGATTTGCAGGTCCACCGCTCCTGGGCACGACGCGCAATGCCCGAGGCAGGCATCCAGTAGAAAAAGAAGCCGTGCCTGCGGCGCTCGTAAGGTGTGATCCGGTTGCTTCTGCTCCACGAGACGCACGAGTTGAAAGCCATTCGACAGTCCTTTGCGCGAGGCAAGATCCAGATCGCAGACGGTCACATTGACGGGGCCTTCTCGCCAGACGATCTGTCCAAGGGCCGAGGAACTCTCGTAGAATTTGCGGTGGTCGCGGTGAATCAGTTCCTCGTCGCATACCGAGCACCACTGCCGACCGCAGCCACCCATTCACGCCACCACGACCGAGTCGCCACCACGAACTACGTCAGCACCGACCCACGCGCGACCCATGCGGACGGCAATCTCGCCCCAACGGGCCGTACCCGCGAAGGGGTCGGCCACGATCTCGTCGGGTTCCGTAAGTTGCTGGATCAGCAGCTCGACGCCGCCGTCGCCTTGCCCCCAGTCGTGCCCGTCCTTCTCGCGGCGATCGCTGCGGAGCACGTCGTTGACGAGCGTGCGGCCGCGGCGGTGATCCTTCACGAACCACACGACTGGCTTAAACTCGGCCATCACGAACTTACCCGGGAGCCGCTGCGATTGGTTGTGCCGCAGCGCCAGGAGCCACCACCAACGCAGACGTTCGGAAAAGATTTGCAGATCGCGATCGAGCCGGGATTGTCCCGTGAAGCACACCAACGATCCGCCTGGGACGAGCACGCGCGCCGACCATTCGGCGAGCCAGCGATACAGCGGCTCGGCGTCGTCGCCGTAGGGCGGATCGGTCAGAATCAGATGCACGGAATCGGCGGGAACATCGGCGAGCACCTCGCGCGCGTCGCCAATGCGGAGGTCGAACGCCGCATTCGGTAACGCCTTCTGGGACGCCTCGCGCCGAGCGCGGCTCTCCGCGGCGGCGTCGGCTTTCGCGCGGTCCTTGCCGATCGCCGCCTGCTGCTCCTCCGTGATCGCGATCGCTGCGATTTCCGTTACCGGATGCGGTTTCGAAACCGC